CGCGGAGGACCTTCCAGCCTTCCCGCGCGGCCCGCTCGCGCGTGGCCCGCAGTTGGGCGTCGATGGAGTAGCCTTCGCGCTGCTCCCGCGACGACACCCGCGCCCAGATCACGACGTTCATGTGCCGTTCCCCTACCTGTCGACGTCCAGCACCACTTCCGCCAGCGCCTTCACGTTCACCAGAATCTCCACCGCCTCGGCGGCCGACACCTCGCGCCCATAGACCGCCGACCACACCGCCTGCGTCTTCCGCAGCAGCTCGTCGCTCACCCAGGCGGGAACCGCCGGCTGCCCCTGATCATGTTGCGCCGGGTTCGGGGGTAATCCAGTGGATTCCGGCGGAATCTTGCGGCGCGCCCGCGGCCGCGCATGTTCGAGGTTTCGGCGGCTCATCGGCGAACCCACCCCTGGAGGTCCTGTGCATGGAACTGGCGGCGGATGCCGGCGATGAGGCGCCTCACCGTCGAGCGGTCGCAGCACAGCGTCTCGGCGATGTGGCTGATGGACGCGCCGCGCATAAGTTCGAGGCAGACGGCCTGTTCTCGCGGCGAGAGGCGAGCCACGGCGCTGCGGACGCCGAGCCGTAGCGGCGTCAGGTCCTCGTAGGTCTCATCCGGTCGGACCCGTTCGAGGCGCCGGCAGTACCGTTCCTCCGCACGCTTAGCTGAAAGTAGATACTTCGTGATGAGGCCGCAGACCGCCGTGGACCGGCTGGCCCCGTTGGCTTTCGCAGGGTCAAAGCGGAACACGGCGATACGAATGACCACTTCCTGGAGGACGTCGTCCCACTCGTGCCGCGGGATGCCGAACTGCCGGATGCGGTCCAGCGCCAGGTGCACGACCCGCGGTTCCACCACGCCCGTGTAATCGTTGGCGACCATCGCTCTCATTCCTTTGCCTGCAGGAAGGTCCGAGTGCATCCCGGACCGATGGTCGCCATGTTCGCCGACGAGGGGGTCTCAATCCCATGCGCCTCATTATTCCCACATGGGCCTCATTATTCCGGTGAGGCGCGCCTCATGAGGCGCCTCATGCCGGAATCTCATTTGCGCGCCTCATGCACCATCCGAGCGTCGAGCGGCAAATAACTAAGTAGAGGGCGCGTGCGACGGACGGCGCGCCGGCGATGGAGAAGCCATGCGTGGGCCTAACCGTGACGACACCATGAACTTGCGAGACCTGAGCCAGCAGGAGGTTGCCGAGCTGCTACGGGCCACCGCCGACGCCATCTCGGCATGGTCACCACCGGCCCCCGAATCGCCGCCGCTGTTGCGTGCGGCCAAGCCGGGGTTCATCCTGACGTGGGACGGCGTCGAATACGCCCTGCCGGGCCTGGCCGGACTACGATACCTCGTTACCCTCATGGAGCGGTCGCCGGCCACGGTCCATGTGACAGACCTGGTGGACCCCTCTGGACAGGCGCATGCCAACCGGGGAAGGGTCTGGGAGGCAGACATCGACGCGGAAGCCGCGGCAACAACCAGGAAAGCACTTGACAGCGCATCAGATTCCGACCGGCCCCGGCTGAAAACATACCTCTACGGCGCTAGCCGCCGAGAGGCTATTGGCGACCATGCCATGCGTAGCACTGTATACCACGGACTGCGTGCCGCACTCAAACTTATCCATCGCTGGTGTCCGGTCGCCCACGAACACATCAAGGCCAGGCTCTCCACGGGGTTCTACTGCCAATATCGCGCGTAGCCAGGCTTCGCGCAAAGCACCCCGGCTTCGCGCTATCTGGTTGGGAAGACCAGAAAGGAAGAGCACGATGGCCAAGGGCGAAGAGCACGTCTGTATCGGATGCGGCGTTCACGTCACGACCCACCAGAGTCAGCAGTGCATTTTCTGTCGCGGAGGCAGCGTTGGCCTGCCAACGGTCACGCAAACCCAGTTTGCCACGAACGGGGGATCGGCAGATCCGCGGGGCTATCCGCACAACGAGTACGTTCCCGTACCCCGCAAGCACCCTCCCTCCTACCCGCTTGGTACGTCGGGTCGCGGCATGCCGACGGCCAGGCAAACCCGGTTGGCCACAAACGAAAGGTAGGCGGGCCCCCGTGGCGAGCCACACAACGAGCCCTGCGACGCCAATGCCAACGCCTGAGTGGTACGGTCAGGTCGAGACCACCATCAAGCGCATGGCCGCACGATGGCATGCCATCACGAGCGGCCGGCTGGCGCTGGATGGTGACGATGTAGCACAGGAACTCTGGGTCGCCGCGCTCGCGGCCGAACGTCAGCGACCAGGGACGTGGCGCGTCGCAGTCCGACGCGACTTCGCCAACCTGGTCGCCAAGGAAATCCGCAGGAACAGGCACGTCTAGAAAGGAGCAGTGTATGGGTCTACTGAGTAGCGTCCGTAAGGGGAAGTCCCCGATGCCGCCGCGCCTCGTGCTGTACGGCACTGAGGGCATCGGCAAGAGCACGTATGGGGCCCGGGCGCCGGTCCCCATCTTCGTGCCAACCGAGGACGGCCTCGGGGAGATTGACTGTCACGCCTTTCCCCTGGCCAAGACGTTCGTCGAGGTCATGGAGCACCTCGACGCCCTGCACAACGAGCCGCACGACTACCAGACGGTGGTCGTGGACAGCCTGGACTGGCTCGAACGGCTCATCTGGGACAAAGTCTGCGCCGAGCACAAGGTCAAGAGCATCGAGAAGGTCGACGGCGGCTATTCCAAGGGCTACACCCACGCTCTGACGCCGTGGCGGGAGTTCCTGGCCCGCCTGGATGCCCTTCGCCTGAACCGCGGCATGGTCGTCATCTGCATCGCCCACGCGAAGGTCGAGAAGTTCGAGGACCCCGAGTCCACCGCCTACGACCGCTACTCGCCTCGCCTGCACAAGCACGCGACGGCGCTGGTGACCGAGTGGGCCGACGCCGTCCTGTTCGCCACGCGGCGGTTCCGCACCGAGACCGAGGAGACGGGCTTCAATCAGAAGCGGACCATCGCCGCCCCCGTCGGAAAGGACGGCGGCGAACGCATCCTCCGCACCGTCGGCAGCCCCGCCTGCATCGCCAAGAACCGCTACAACCTGCCGGCCGAAGTCGCCTTGTCCTGGGACGCCCTGGTGGCCGCGATGAGCGCGGCCGACAACGTCCCCGCCACTGCCACCGAAGGAGCACCTGTCAATGGCTAACCTGAACGGCTTCGACGCCAACCAGGTCGAACCCACCAGTTTCGACCCGCTGCCGGCGGGGAAGTACCTGGCCGTCATCACCGAATCCGAGATGAAGGCCACGAAGAAGGCCGGCGGCCAGTTCCTCAACCTGACCTTCGAGATCATCGACGGCCAGCACAAGGGCCGCAAGGTCTGGGGCCGGCTCAACCTGAGGAACGAGAACCCGCAGGCCGAGCAGATCGCCCGCGGCCAACTGTCGGCCGTCTGCCGGGCCGTCGGCGTCATGACGCCGAAGGACTCGGTCGAGCTGCACAACCTGCCGCTGGTCATCACCCTCAAGCTGAAGAAGCGCGAGGACACCGGCGACCTCCAGAACGAGATCAGCGCCTACGCCAAGAAGGACGCGGCGACGACGCCGGCCGCGGCCGCACCGGCTCAGGCTGCCCCGACCACGCCGCCCTGGAAGCGGTAGGAGCTGCGGCATGGCGACCCACTGTGAAAAGTGCGGCCGGCCTCTCAGGTTCCAGACGAGGCGGTTCTGCCTCAAGTGCGAGAGCGTCGTTCTTCGCCAAATGCGCAAAGCCGGCTACTTTCAGGTCGATTGGCCGCCTTACTTTAGCGACCAGCGAGGGCGCAAGTACGAGCGCACCGACCCGCGAGTCCTGGAGGCCATGATTCCCCGTGGTAATTGAGGTCGAACTCCCCTATCCGCCGTCGGTGAACCACTACTTCCGCATGGTGGGGTCGCGGGTACTGATCAGCCGCGAGGGCCGGGCGTTTCGCACGCGCGTCTGCTCGACCCTCGCGGCCATGGGGGTTCGACCGATGGAGGGACCGCTGGCCATTCATGTGGAGGTCTACCCGCCAGACAACCGGCGGCGAGACCTGGACAACATTCTTAAGAGCACCCTGGATGCCCTGCAACACGGCGGCGCGTACCGCGACGATGCCCAGATTGTCAGCCTGAGTGCGCTGAAGCTCAATCCTGTCGCGGGCGGCCGAACACTGGTTCGCATCTCTCCGAAAGGTGACGGCAATGGAAAGTAACGACTGGATCGAGATTCCGGGAGGAACGCGGGTCAGCGTCCTCGCCCCGGAGCCTGACTCGTTTACGCTGGAAGGCATCGCCTACGGGCTGGCCGGCCAGCATCGGTTCTCCGGCCGGACCTACCCGCGCATGACGGTGGCGGAGCATTGCGTGCAGGCGGCGTCGTATCTCTACCGCCACGAGGCCAGCCTCCGCCTGTGCCTGCTCGGGTTGTTGCACGACGCACCCGAGGGCTGCGGCCTGTGTGACCTTCCCACGCCCATCAAGCGCCACCTGCCCCAGTACTGTGAGATCGAGGCCGCCTGGTACAAGGCGATTCTGCGGGACATACGCATCGAACCGCCGACCGAGGACGAACAGCGGCAAGTCAAGGGAGCCGACGCCGTGATGCTGCTTTCGGAGTCGGCCCGGTTCGGCTTGGCCTACCGCGACTACGAGCTGTATGCCCGCGGGTACAGGCCGGACGTGCTGACGCAGTGCAGTATCCGGTGCCTGTCGCCGGCCGACGCGGAGAAGGCGTTTGTGCAGGCGTACCACAACTACCGCATGTACACGACAAGGAGCTAGTGTGGCGACGATTCTGGACGAGGCCAAACGCATCACCTCCGCCGACCGGCAGGCCGATTACGGCCACCCGGCCGACGACTTCGCCAAGACGGCGCTGATGTGGACAGGCATCCTGGCGGGCAAGCTGCGCAAGGGGGCGGTCATCACGGCGATGGATGTGCCGCTGTGCATGATCGCCGTGAAGCTCGCCCGCCAGGCCCACCGCCACAAACGCGACAACCTCGTTGACATTGCCGGCTACGCGCGGACGGCGGCGATGGTTGCCGGAGACGAGTAGCGGCCAAGGGCCACATCCCACGCCCGCAAGGAGCAGTCAATGAGGCGACGGCGTCCTGTTCACAATCTGGTGGTGGTGTCCGACCTCCACTGCGGCTGTCGGCTCGGATTGTGTCCGCCAGACGGCGCCAGGCTGGACGGTGGCGGCCACTACCGGCCTTCCGTGATTCAGCGCGCCGTGTGGTCGTGGTGGCTGGAGTTCTGGCACAGGTGGGTTCCGAAAGCGTGCCATCGCGAGCCGTACGCCGTGCTGGTCCTGGGCGACACGCTCGACGGCGTCCACCACGGCTCCACATCGCAGATCTCCCACAATCTCGCCGACCAGGCGGACATCGCTTACCGCATTCTGGCGCCCATCGGCAAGGCGTGCGGCGGGCGGCTTTACATGCTCCGCGGGACCGAGGCTCACGTCGGCCCTTCGGGCGCCGAAGAGGAGCGCCTGGCGGAGCGCCTGCAGGCCGTGCCTGATCAGGACGGCCGCCACGCCAGGTGGGAGGTCTGGATTCGCCTGGGGAAAGGTCTGGTGCACGCCACGCACCACATCGGCACCACCGGCAGCCAGGCCTACGAGAGCACGGCGGTGATGCGCGAACTGGCTGAGGCGTACACCGAGGCCGGCCGTTGGCGGCATCGGCCTCCTGACGTGCTGATCCGAGGCCACCGGCACCGGCATATCGAGGTGCGCGTGCCGACCAGCCTGGGCTACGGCATCGCGTTCACTGCCCCGGCCTGGCAACTCAAGACGCCCTATTGCTTCCGCGTGGCGGGCGCCCGGCAGTCCATGCCGCAGGTCGGCGGCAGCGTGGTTCGCCAAGGCGACAG